ACCTGTAACGTCCAATGTTCCATTGACTGTCACGTTGTTAAATGTAGATGTACCAGAACCTGCAGTTACGTTACCAGTCACATCACCACTAATGTTACCAGTAATATTACCAGTTATATTACCTGTGATGTTACCCTGCAAGTTACCGACAAAGCCAGAGCTTGCTGTAACTGTTGTACCTGTTATGGCTGCTGCAGTATTAGCCCCGATAATAGCACCATCAATAGCACCACCATTAATATCAACAGTTGCTAATGTTGCTTGTCCAGATGTTGACACAGTTGTAAAGCTACCTGCTGCTGCACTAGAAGCACCTATAGTAGTGCCATCTATATTACCACCGTTTATGTCTGCAGTTGTTATTGTTGTTGTGCCTGTAGCGGTTAATGCAGTGAATGTACCTGCTGCTGCTGTAGAAACACCTATTATAGTGCCATCAATATTACCACCATTTACATCTGCTGTAGTTATTGTTGTAGTACCTGTAGCAGTAAGGTCAGTAAATGTAGCTGCACCTGCAGATGCTGCACCTATTGTTGCACCGTCTATTGCTCCACCGTTAATGTCTATGTTAGAAAATGTGGCAGAACCTGTTACAACTACAGAGTCAATATTACCAACACCGTCTACATACAGGTCTTTAAATTTAAGAGAAGAGCTACCAATGTCAATGTCATCATCAGTTACAGGAACAATAGCACCGTCTTGGATACGTACTTGCTCTACTGCAGATCCACCTACCTCACTAAAGAAACCTACTCTATTGTTAGTAGTATCTATTACAACTTTGTTTAGTGCATCACTGTCAGCTATCAGAGGTACGTAACCACCTTCAGTAGAGCTACCATCATGCTTGTGTCCAGTAGCTAAAGCAAAAGCATCTCGTAGAGCATTGTACTCTGCGTTTACTGGTGCAGCTTTAATAACCGCATTAGCGATAATGTCAGCTGCTGATTGTCTTGAATAACCTGCCATGTTATAACCTGTCTCCTACTCCAAATGTAATCACTAAACCTTGTATACTGTGTGATGCACTTGTGTCATTAGTAACGTATTTTAAAGATGCGGATTTACCTGATCCTTCAATGTTAGTTCGTTGTACTGGTGATGGATTACCATCAAATATTGCGGTGCTATTATATACTGCTTCGTTATAGTAAGCAGCTGCACCTGTGTTATCTAAATTAAAGTTAGTTGGATTTAATGTATCTACATCTTCGTAGTCATACACAGCCGACATAACTATTGAATTGTCTCCTTCAGAACGTAAGTATGTAGATACATTATAAAATATTTTACGTTGTTCAGGATCTTGTAAATAGTAAAAAGGAGTTTGAAAAATACTAAATATTGGATCACCTGCAAAACTGTTACCACTTTCTTGTTGTTGTACTTTACCTGCTGAAGTACCATGTATAACAATTTCATTCTGTCCTATGTAACCACTAGCTGCACATGTAGCTGTAATACCTAGCATCTGACTGTACTCAAACTGTAATCCGTTAGGTGTCTGTCTAAACCCACCAATAATACCTTGAGTATCTGTAGTGGCAAAGAAATAACGGAACTGTGTCTTCTGTCGTATAACTACTGCGTTTAAACCTTCTAGGTCAATATCAAATACAATGTCTGTAAAGATAGACTGAATGTTTTTAGATACTGTTTCTAGATTAACGTCACCGATCTTTGCTGTACCTGAGATAGGACGTAAGCCATCCTGTGATAAGAATAGTAAGTCACCGCCAATTTCTATAACACTATCTGTAGCTAAACATCCAAGGTCATCCGTAACAGTTTGTAATGTAAAGTTAGCTAATGCCGTACCACCTAATTTTTTAATATTAGTAGAACCAAATACAAATAGTTCGTTCCTAAATGATTTAATTGCAACTATAGGAAAACCTACATTTATTACACCTGCACCGTTACTTGAAGCAAAGTCTGTTTCTGCTAATGGAGCACTAAAAAATAGTTTAGTTGGATGGGCAGGATCACCTGCTAAAAATAAATGGTTTTGAAATATAGCAGAAAACTTAGGATCGGTAGGAGCACTACCATGTGTAATTTGTGTATACGTAGTTCCGTCATATGTTGAGGCAGGATTTATACCGTCTGTTAATACAACCTTTGGAGTACCAAAGTTAAATCTAGAAAACCTAACCTTAGTTACCCCTACCATTGTGGGTGAGCCTGAAGTTGATACAGCATCCCAAGCTGAACTGGAGTTATTCCATTTGTGTAGGTAGTTGTTACCTGATGATGGTTTTCTACAAGCTAGTATACCATCGTTTATACCGTCAGCTACACAAACACCTAGCACACTTCCTGTGCCTGTAACTGTGCCATAGTTATTGGCAAATCCATTTATCTTTCTATAGCCACCTGTAACAGCAGGTTCATAGTTAATTAAAGATATAGCAGATCCAGGTTGTGTCTCACCTTGAGATAACACATCCCTGCTAGTATTTAATCCTCCTTGACAGAAGACTTTAAAGGAAGCTAAATTGTCTGCCATTAGATCACGCTATTAAAGGTACTAGTATATGGGCGATTAATTGCCGTTGAACGTACATACAGATTATCGTCTAGTAATATTCTACGCATAGACTTTATACCTTCTTCAAAATTACTTTGATGCATTGCTGCACTTTGTTCGTTACTACGAAAACGCATAACAAACATAATAGCACCGTCAATTACAACATGCTTAAACCTATCGGGTATAATCATTGTATCTGTGTGTGCAGTTAAGTCTGTAGGAAAAGTAAAGTAAACATACTCTACTTCGTATGCTGCGTCAGTAAGAGGGGTAACACCAAACTTTTCTTCTAGTGTTTGATACACATATAGAGGTTTACTAACACCATTTGTTTGATCGCCTTCATCGTCTTGGGTACGATAGTTTTGTAAATAGTCATTATATGTTATTGTTCTAAGTGGTCTAGGTGTATTGTCCAGTCCACTAGTCTTTTTCAAAAAGAACGAATCCCAATCAACAGTACCCATGTCTGTAGGAAAGTCATAGGTTCTTTGGGCTGCTACTAATGTTTGAGTATTAGTTGTTTTTAAAAAAGGATATTCTTGACCGTCTTGTATTATTAATCTTATGCTATTGTTAATGGCATCTTTAACTAAACCTTGTACATTACGTACAGTGGTAAAGCCGTCACCTGCAGTATCCAGAGTAACTTCATTCAGTCTTCGTAGTGTATCATTTACAAGTGTGATGTAAGTAGTTGCCATTTAAATAACCTTTAGATAAGCTGAAAGGGGCAAGTTGCCCTGCCCCCCTATAGTTGTTGCTAATTAAGCAGCATCTCGACTTACTTCGTCAGCAGTCATTTCGCCTAATGCACTAACGTCCATCAATACAGCATACACACGTAGTGTACCTGCAGTGAATGATGCGCCAGAACCTGCAAGGGTTACATCAAGTGTATCTGCAGAAGTGATAACAATATCACCTGCTACAGTAGCTGAAGGGGCATAAGCTCCGTCAGCAGCACCATCAATATCAAATGCAGCCACATACTCATTGTCGTCTACAGCCGTACCTAAAATTGCGGTTGCGTCTGTAGATGCGTTCATAGTAGCAGAAGCTGTTACTTGAATACCTGCAGCCATAATTTTAGTATTGGCAGGTACTGTAAGAGCCTGTACTACATCGCCTGGAGCAATGCTGTTTGCGGTTAGGTCGATAGTTTGCTCAATCATATAAGGCTGTCGCCCTCGTGAAGAACTCCCATGTGCAGGAGCTAGTTGTGCAGTAATAGTAGCCATTGTCTAGTCCTCCCCTTATCGCAAGTTGTATATCGCATTGACCAACGCCTCTGGGCGTAGAATCTTGCGACCGTATAGATGCATACCACGAACAATGTCAGCAAAGCTGTCCTGATCACGATATGTTTCTGTCTTATTGATCTGCTCTGCAGTTGCAACAGCAGAACTATGTCCACCTACGATAACACCGTAGTTAGATGAGTTTGAAGCTGCTTCAGTTGCAGGACCAGTACCAATTGTAGGTAGATTGTTTGAAACATGTACTTGAAAGCCGTGTAGGTTATTTACTACAAGACCATTTCGTATTCCACCTGACTCACCAAAATCTGCGTTCTGAAGACGTGAATCTTCGTCACGTAGAATTTCCATGAATACTGGGTCTACGACAAGCCATCTACCTTG